ATCGAATAACAATGGTAAGTCTTGCCGGCCGACGAATAGTCTTCGACCGTTGCCTCTCGCTTAAAACCAAATGCTTCTAGCCAGTGATGGGCCGTGTCGTGACCATCCATCGACCAGCAATCCAGGCGCACCGGCTCATAACGGTTGTTCTCAACCATCATTTGGCGGCGCACGAATTTGGTGACCGATAGCGCCACCTTGATCCACTGGTCAGTGGCGAACATCCAGACCGACCATACTTTCGGGAACCTCTCGGTGCCACCGAAGGCGACAACGGGTTGGCCGGCGAGCAAGGCGACAAATTTAATTTTCGACTGGCAACTAGCCGCCGCCAGGTTTTCCGGCGTCGGGTTCCACCAGTGCGGATAAATTTCCTCGGCGTCCAGCTGCCGCATGCGCCGCGCCACATAGACAACGTCGGCGTATGCGGCCGGGACTATCTCAACCGAACGCGCCATCGCCGCTGTCGATTACGGGGCGTCCATCCATCATTAATCCGGTCTTCGCCATCTGGGCGATGTCGGCATTCTCGTCGCCGTCTCGCAACCCCACGGCAAGATAACGAAATGCGTCGGCGAAGTGGCTCGACCAGTCATGGTTGGGCCGGCTGTTCCATTCGCCGGTGCGGTCATTCATGGTGCGGTGGTAGTGGCGCAGCGCCTTCAGCAGCGGTGCCGCGTTTCCACGGTCGAAGTAGCAGCGCGGTATCGTTCCCCGCACCGCCTCGATGCCGTCCATCACCGTCAGCTTTGCCACGACGGTCGGCCTGACCTTCATGGCTTGCAGCATTTCGTATCGGGACGAACCGGAACCCAATTCGCGCACCAAAACATCGTGCGGGAAATAGTGACGACCGTAGGTATAGGGGCGCTCCCGTAGCGTCTTGACGTAGTGGTGCAGCCCTTCGCCGCTGCTGTCGTAGGAGTCGATGATCCGTATCTCGTTCCGGTGAGTCTGGAAAAAAATTATTACTGTCGAATCCGCGACGCCCAAATCCCAGGCGGTGTTCACCTCAAGGTTGGGTTCCCACGGCACGTTGCCGATCTGGTCGTTGGCGTCGGCCCGGTCCAGGGCGTCGGCGTAGTATGCGCCGACCAGTGCGGCCGACCAGCTTACTTCGTATTCCTGGGCGAATTGCGAGGGGTCCATGGTGGCCCGCGCATCTTCCAGTTCCGCGGCTGGCAGGACGTTCGTCTCCGACGCCGGCATCCGCATGGCGAACCAATCGGGGGCGCCCTTTTCCACCTGCAAAATGGCGTGTTCGTAGATGTCCTTGAACTGGTTTTCGCCCCTCGGCGTTCCGATCCAGAGGCACGCCCCTGTTCCAAAGTCCGACAGGGCCGGCCGGATGATCTCGGGGTAGAGCCGCGCATTCATGTCGGCAAATTCATCGAGTACGGCAGCATCGAGGCGCATGCCGCGCAGGGCGTCAGGGTTCTCGGCGCCCAGCAACCAGATGCGCTTTCCATCCGGCAGGTCGATGCGGAGTTCGGCCTCATTGAAATTCACGCCGGGGATGACGCCGGCGTATTCGCGGAACATCGTCCACGCAATTCTCTTGGCGGCGCTGTAGGTCGGCGCGATATAGGCGCCCTGCGCGTTCTTGTTGGGGCAGGTCAGTATGCCTTGCAACAGCCAGTTGACCGCCATCGCGGTCTTGCCGAATCGGCGATGGCAAACCGCCACATTGAACCGCTTGGCGTTCTCATGGAACACCGCCTGGAACGGGCGCGGCCGGTACGGAATGATGATCGCTTGCGGCGCCGCTTTCCTAGCCATCGCTCTCCCCGCTCTCGCCCAGGAACATCAGAAGCACCCGCCGGTCGCCCTTGTGGCTGGCAACCGAATGCGCCCTATCAGCGCGAAAAAACTGCAAATCCCGGTATCCGAATATCGGGTTGTCGGGGTCTTCGCGAAAATAAAAGCCGCCACCGGTGAAGTCCCTGGCCGGGTCTGTCAACAGCACCCGCGCCGAAACCCGGCACCACGCCATGTGGCCTTTGTTGCCGGTATCGATGTGCCAGGGATGACCGATGGATTTCTGTTCCACCCGGCAGTAGGCCGGGTCGCTTGTGGATACATCCGGGAATACCTCGCGGATATGCCCGACCAGCCGGTCGATAACCTTGTGGCTGAATATCTTGTACTGGACCGTCGCCGCCAGGTCGGCGGCTTCGTCAACCGTTAGCGCGTTTGGCACCACGTTCATAGCTGTCAACCTGCGCCTTGCGGGCGGCGATCTCTTCCGGCGAACGGCCCTTGTCTTTAGGACGGCCCGTGAACTCCGTTTCCTTTTTTGCCTTCGCCTTCTTCTTGGGCGCGGGCCCGCTGGTCGATTTCGGCATCAACATGATCTATCACCTGTATGTTTTCGTTTACCGCATCCATGTTCCATCCGCATTTCGGGCAGGAACTCGGCCCGGTATCCCAGCCGATGACCATCGGGCCTTCGTGTGATACCTCGAGCTTTTGACGCGGCTGATAATGCGGCAGAAGTTTTTCGGCCGACCATTCGTCGTGCCGCATCTGCTTATCAGCCGCCATAATTTCGTCGCGGGTAGTCGCCGCCCGCAATTTGATTTCGCTTTCTTCCATTTTTATTTCGATGCCCATGACCCACGCGGCGCGGTATAGGTCATCAAAGGCTTCATCCTTCTGCCGGAAGCGAAGTACGGCCGACCGGTTCAGACCAATGTCGGCGCATGCCTGGAGTAGGGTGCCGCCGTTCGCCAGCGTATCGAGAATCGTCTGGCGTTTGTTTTCGTCTTCCGCCAGGACAGGGACGTTTCGCGCCAATGTTTGCACCTTGCAAAAAAAATGGACCGGCGCGGCGGCGGCGATCCTTAGTTTGTGCCAATCTTTCCAGGGAGAAGTTCCAATTGGCGGTGTCTAACGGAGAGAGGCGGGCCGTCAAAACCCACCCTCAACCCTCTTTACAGTATAATGATGGTTGGGGTCAAGAAAAAATACTATTCCGCCATCCGGTAATAATCCGCCAGACTTTCCAGCGCCAGCCGCAACGCCACCATGCCGTCACGATCCGGCCGGCCGGCACCCTCGACGCCGGTCCAGGAACCCGCCGTATGACCATGCCCCAGCACATGCACCAGCAGCGCACCAAGCGGCTTGCCGACTTCCTGCACGGCCGCATATATCCGTGACCGTGCAACATGCACCGCTTCATTATCGCCGGCAGACTTGTCAACCCGCACGGCGTCCATGTTCATCGTCGCATAGCGCGGCCCGATTCCAGCCCGCCAAAAATCTTGCTGGAACATATCGCCGGCACGGTACTGCCGATCGGAAATCGAGTGCCGGCGCCAATACATCATCAGCGCATCCGCCGTCGTATTCCGTACCCGCGTTGCGCCGGCAACGGCCGTCTGATCCTCAACGTAATCACCATGCCCCCGCGCCTCAGCGGTACCGTGGTCAAACGTCTGTGCAGATTTCTTCTTGCGTGGCTTCGCCATCCTGTTTTTCCTTGTTGCCAAAAATACGATCCCAGCCCGCATCGCCGACGGTGACGGGTTTAATCACCCCAGCAACTCCCGCCGCACCGCCAAGAACCACGCCACCAACACGCCAACCAGCGCAGCGGTGATGATGATATTGCCGACAGTGAGGATCAAAAAATAGGCCAAGCAATGCTCCTGTATTCCACAGGGACTCCAGCCTGGTCAGCAGCGGCGATGCCGAAAACCATCCCATTCGATACCCCCCGGTCAGTGTAAACAACCGCCGCTTCAGCAACGCCCAGCCATGCCAAGCCGGCGTCGATGCCAAGGCGCCTATCGGCAGGAACGGCGTCATCCAATATCCCCGGCTGGGTGTAAAGCAAATGGCTGGCAAGGGGCGCCTCGCCACGCTGCAAGGCGTCCCTGACACAAGCACGGGCATAGGCCGCGTTCGCATCAACATCGCCCGCATATGGGCTTTCTAGGATTACAAGGCGCATGTCTGTCATACGCCGCAAATCCCAGCGCATTCGTTGCCGAATAGGTTGATCTGCCCTTTGTCCTCTAGGTTGCGGAAATCCACTTCGCCGAGAGGCTTTAGGCTACGATGCATAAATTCCTTGTTCCGCATCCCGTTCCGCATCCCGTTGTCCGCGTCCACCGCGTCAGCAAAGCTGTCGGGGTCGTTCATTTTCATGTCACGCCACATGGCGTCATTATGGTATGGGCAACCAATACACGCGCTCTTAGCCAGCGCGCGGCCGGGGTAGTTCTCCGAGAACCATTTGACGCAGTCCCGGCGCGATATACCGGCGTCAATTAGCGGCCATATATTTTCGATGTAACCAATATTCGACGGTTTCATTCGCTGTGCTTCATCGGTTGAAATCCCGATCCACATTTGCGCGGCACCTTTGGGAATGCGCTTCCCGGCTGGATGGTTCAGCAGTTCTTTAACCTTGTCGCGGATCGGGTAAATTTTGTATTCCTTTGTGCATTGACGTCTCCCCATGCCGCCGTTTTCCGTAAAATACGGGATGCTCGCGAACCGCTTACTGCCGCCGCTTACTGCCGCCAATAAATCGGCGCGGATATCACCCTTGGAAACGCGGTAAACCGGAAAGGGCAGTTGCGTTTCCAACCAATCTAAATGACTGTAAATCGCTGTCGGCTCCCATTTCGTATCCGCGAATATCGCCGCATCCGGCATAGGCGTAATTTCCCCCTTCGCCGCCATCAGTGCCATCGTTGACGATTGCACGCCCGCGCCTAGTGAAATGATGTTCATCACTTGCATGTCAGATTGGTCCTGCAATTAGGTTGGCCCAAAGGCGGGTTCTGAAAATTGGCCTCGCAATTGGATGAGGCTCCCTATCGATACCAGTAAGGGCCGCGGCCGGCGGGGTACCCGTCCGATATGACCCCCCCCCCACAAAAAACCCCAGATTCCTGGGGAAAACAGCCGATCGATGCCAGCCTGTCAAACAGCCAGTCGAACGTTAGCCAACGTGACAGATGTGGGTAGGAGCATGGGTACAGGCCAACCCATGCATAGAGAATGGCTGTCACCAAGGGATTTAGGCCACAGTTCGAAGGATACCATAGGCTTCTAACTAAGGCGCGGTGCCGGGGTTGCGCGGGCGATGGCGGCGACACATCTACATCACACATCACCACCATCACCTTCCCCCTTCGATCACCCACAGCATCAGTACCAGTCCGACGCCAGCGGCGATGATGTAGATGTACGTTTCCATCAGAACGGTATATCGTCGCCAAGATCGTCAGCCCGATCGTTGGCGCCATTACCATTACCATTGCCCTTGGCCTGGACATGGTCGGCCGGCTGGTAGTCCTGGGTGTCATCGAACACCACGATCCGGCATTCCAGTTCGCCGCTATCATTCATGGTCATCAACGGCAATGCATCCATGGTGATGCTGAAGCCGTCCTTGCCTTTCATCGGCCACATGACGCCGACTTTCGTCCACCACGTCTTGCCGTCCTTGCCCTTCCGCGGCACTGCTAGTCTGTATCTATCTGCCATCGTCCTGTTCCTTCTTGCATTTGCATGTGACCATCGTTGGAAAC